CCGTCCTTGATGAGCACGGCAAGGTCAGTGTCGTGCCTGTATTCTACACAAAGCTCAATCGGATCATTTTTTCTACTCATACCGACTCCCCCACCCAGTGTCCAGGCTGGCTTCAATACCGTCCCAAGCTTCCTGCACCATCTGGTTCAGCTCGTCTTGCAGGTTATTTTCCATCACGTACTTGATAAGGTCCTTCATCTGCTTCTTCACGCCCCACTGCTTGACTTCGATCCAGCCTCCGAGCTTGGCTAGAATGTTTTCCTCGCAGAGGAAATCCACGCTGGTCATAATATCTTGTATTCCATACCGTTCATAAACCCACAGCTTGCAGTCACGTTTCTTTCCGGTGATATGGTTTTTAGTTACCTTGCATTTTATCCTTCGCCCGATAGCTCGACCTTTCACCTTATCAACTTCCAGCTTGCTCAGCCAGCACCGCAGCCGGCAGAAAAACTCTAAAGCCCCGCCACCTGCTACGGTTTTAGGATCAAACATACTGCCGATATTGGCTATGGTCTGGCTTACAATCATGAGCATGCTGTCTGAATCCGTGATGCCGCCTTTGATCTCACGGAACATCTTTTTTACATACTTCTGTTTACTCATGTTGTAGGAGCCAGAGCCTTCTTTGTTGCTTTCATGAGCCTTTTTGTTCTTTCGTGTTTCTTCCAGCTCGTTTTTGCTTGGCAGAGCATCAAAGCTATCTACAACGCAGACAAATGGCTGCTTTGAATCTAACAGCTCAAGTAAAAAATAATGCAGTTCTTCTATGGTTTCTGGTGCTCTTAACTCCTCTTCCTCAGCATCTGGAGTTCGCAGTTCCACACGCTCTTTTACCTTGCTGCCAAACAAACTCATACAGGTCATGCTGGCTTCTTCATCCAGATAGATCAGTCTGTAATCATTGAATTCTGGAAGCTCGCAAGCTTCTGCTAGGGAGTTCATGGCAAGCACAGTTTTACAAGTGTCGCTGTCCCCAATCGGGTTCACTATCCTACCACAAGGCCACCCTCCATCTACCCTGTCACTCAGTACGCAGTTGAGAACAGCGCAACCAGTCGGCAGAAACAACCTTACAGGCGGCTCCCGATAGCTTTCCCCCTCCGAGACTGCTTTCTCTAGCACTTGCTCAGCAAGCGGCTTTTTGGTCCTCTCCTTAGGCGGCATTCTCTACCTCCTCCTTTAACCATTGTTTGAACCTTTCATGGTGCACTATGTACGCTCCCTGCTTGCCGGTTGGTTGGATGGCAAGCTGCTTATCTTTCAGCAGCTTGAGGAAGGTAGGGTAACTGATCCCCCCTCCTGCCTCTATATATCGCCGATAGGCATCTGAGCCATTTATGTATTCTTGTTTTTCTGGCATTGTGTGTGCCTCCTTTACAGGCTGGGGAATGACCCCCAGCCTAACCGTTACTTACTTCTTGTTACTTACTCCGCTGCTTCCATACAAGCTTCGTAGCTTGTTTCAGGGCAGGTTTTGCATTCATCAAACTCGTTAAACCCTTGCGCCCCAAACGGATGACCGAATGGGCATTCCGTAGAGCCAGCTTCATCTTCCGTGGGAGCATCGTTATCCCCAAACAACAGCACCCAGGCTCCGGACACCGCGCCATACACGAACTTGATATCGCTGCGGGCATAGAACTTGTGGATATCCTTACCTTTTGCGTCCTTTAGTTCTGCTTTTTTGGAGAACTCCAGCAGCTCTTCTTTGGACCATGCCTTCATGGCCTCGACCTGCTCAGCCACGCTCAGCTCGTCAAAAGGGATATCGTCCTCTTCCCCCCCTTCAGGTTCTTGTTCAGACTCCGGTCCTTGCTGGTCATTCGGCGGAACTATATCTTCCTCAGGGATCTCATAATAAGCAGCCTCAAGTGCAGCTGGTTCAGTCTTGATCAACAGTGAGGAAAGCTCGATAGCTCTTCCCCAAATGTCCTTAGGTACTGGGGCATCCTTACGAGCAACAAAGTCGATGCTGATGGGCTTTATCCAGTCTTTCTTGCCTCCAAGCCCAGCACCTTTCCACTGGATATCCAGCGCCATCCCATCTTCACCATCCAGCCAGAAAGCCGCCCATTCCTCAGCCCGTGGGTTCTCGATTCTACTGTTTAACAGCATACCAAACCCTACCATATTTCCGCCACCATAGGGTTCGTTGATAAGGCAGAGTTCTTTGCTGTCATGGTTGTACACCAGCATCAGGTCCCTGTTCTTGGCTTTCTCTTCCCGAATCTGCTCCTGGTTAGCATCCCAGTTCTTGGAAAGCTCAGCAACGTTTTCACAGATAGCACATTTGTTCCGCGGGTTGAAGGTGCGAGGGCAGACGTAATCCTTGCGGTCATCCCCAGCACCGATGCTGCGGTGCACCTTGAACGGGCGCTTGTACCACAGCTCACCAGGCTCCACTTTGTCCGGGTGATGTTTCTCTTCCACAATGTAAGGGATCACGCTAAGAAGGGTCCTTGCTCCGTCCTTGTACTCCAGCATCTTAATATTCGCCGGCAGCTTCAAGTACCCTCTGCCCTGGTTTTCCTGCTGTTGTTCCCGTGCCCGCTGCTTTGCCCTGGCTGCGGCCGCTGCCTTACGATCTGAAGCTGCCGCCGGGCGCCCAGTTGTTCGTCCTCTTGGTTGTACTGCCATAGTATTTTCCTTTCTCTACTTGGTTCTCGGTCTCCTGGCCGCTGCCGCAGCTTTTGCATTAGCATTGGCTCTGTCCTTTACTTTTTCCTGACTCTCTTCTCCAAACCTCTTTCCCCCCATTGCTCATACTCTCTTGGCTCGATTGGTTGAGCAAAGTATTCTTGCCCGTGTAACCGCACCCAGTTTTCCAGGGCTGTTTTCTTCACCTGAACGGCGTCATAAGCTACCTGCACAAGCCTCTGGTTGTGCTGGGCCATGTTGTAGGATTCCACTGCATTTAAGAAATCCGGGTCCAGATCAGCTGCGGCTTTTACCGCATCGACCGGTTTCTGCACCTCAGCCAGGGCTTTCTGGAAAGCCTTTGCTTTGGCAACGTCAAGGGCTTCTTTAGCCTTGTCGGTCAGCCTCCTTGCTTCTGCCAGCTCCTCACCGTATTGCAGGGTAAGGTCTGGTTGCCTAGCCCATTCAAAATGCAGGTTGTTATAATCGATTGAAACGTCCCGCGCGTAATTCACACCCACCTCCTCTCAGCAGTATTTGCGTCACCACGAATCCCGGCCGTGCTTGTATCCAGTGCCGTAACAGACTGCGCCGAAGATTGCTACAACTGCGATAATAAGATACGTTTCCATCAGTTCTTCCCCTTCCCGGCGTTTTCCAGTACCCCGAATATCTTCTTAGTGCGCTCCTGGATTTGGGCCATCACGTTGCCCTGGGATATGATGGTTCCAACTGCGGACATCAGTACTATCTGCATGTCCTCTTCCTTGGTCCCTTTGGACTCCAGGAATTCAATCACCTCATAGGCGAGCTTTAGCTTCTCACTCAGTTTCACAAATCACCTCCTCTGTGATAGTCGGCATAATCGATTGCTTGCCCGAGGCCGACGAAGAACCACCGGCTCAACTTCACCAAAGCGTAACCACAAGCCAACCCATACACAAACATTAACATTTTCCCCTCCCCCTTCGGTATTGTCTTAACCAGTTCTCTAAGCTCCTTCTCCGCCCTGCCTGCCGCATCCAGGAACCGATTATCTCCGGTCCTCCGTTTCCAGAGTTCTATATTGCCCTGGTAGACGGTCATGCAGTTGGCTATCTTACGATTCTCCGCCATGCGTTCCCTCCCCTGATACAGAAGGTTAATGTTTAATTTTAAAAAGTAAAGTAAAACTTTTATTCTCCTTCTGCAAACAAGCTGGTATGGATATTACTCAGCAGCCTAGCCATAGGAGTGTAATTGAACAGATGCACCACTGCCATAGCTCCCTCATCTCCTCCCAAAGCCACCTTGGCAAAGTATTCAGACATCACATATCCTGTGCTGTCCGGGTCCGTGTCTATGGTTTGGATTAGTTCGGTGATCTCCTTCCAACTGTAATTTCCACTCTTCCTGGCATCGTTTATTAACCGGCATAGGGTCACTGCTTGGTTCCTATTTTCTGCCCATTGCTTTGCACATGACGCCATTTGCTTCTCTGGCAGATCAATAACTTTATCCAGTATGTTCAGAGCTACGCCAGGGGAACCCAGGCTATCTTGAATGATCTGTTGGAGGATCTCTTTTGGTACTTTCTTTCCCTCAGCCTTCAAGGTGCGGTAGAGTAGTATGGAAAGCTCCCGGTCGCTTACTGGCTTCACTTGGAACTCTGTGCAGCGCCGCTTGAGAGTAGCCTTCAGCTTTTCAGGATTCGTTGTAGCTAGCAGGAACCAACAGTCCCGTGGTGGGTCTTCCAGCAGCTTCAGCATGGCTTCCTGCCCATCCGAGGAAATCTTGTGGCACTCATCCCACAACCACACCCTTGCTCTAGCTTGCCCGAGGGGTCGGTTCTGACTTGCTGCTCTGACATCTCGTACCGTGTCGATACCGCGGAAGTCACTGGCGTTGAGCACCTTGAAGTTCCAGCCGTTCTTGTCGATTGCTCCAAGCTCGTTGGCTACACAAGTGGCTAAGGTGGTTTTGCCACAGCCTGAAGGTCCGATGAACAACAGGCTGCGGTTCGGCCTATCCTTAGCCAGGTGAGCTTTTAGGGTCATTACGGTATCCTGGTTACCTATGATCTGGTCCAGGTCGGTAGGCCGATGGTCGGTATGCAGTGGCACTATTTCCCTCCTTTTCCTTTACTTACAGCACCAATTGTATATTCATATTTTGGATAGTACCTTATACTTCTCAAGGCTAATCTTAGAACTTCTTTATTTTCCATTCCTTCACCTCCTTGTTTAATAACTTTTTTGCAGCTTCAATCGCTTCTTCTCTGTTATTCACATCGTCAGACAAAGGCATTATTTGGCCGTCTTTGGACACCTACCACTGATTTCCAAACTTATAGACGTAGGGAGACCATTTTAATTCGGTCATTGATCTCCGCATTCATAGATCCTATCTCACCTCCTTCTTTTCAAACCAGTTCCCATCTACCGGAGTGGCATCCGCTTCAACCTCAAGCGGTACGATAATCCAGTCCCAGTGCTTGCGGATATCCTCAGCCATTATCGGGATCACTTCCTGCTGGTTGGTCTGGAACTCCTCATCATGCTCATCAGTTGTAAGCTCATCATGGATCTGTCCAACTATCTTGCTCCTCCACCCCTCCCCTTTACCCTTCCACAGCTTGTTCACCTGTATCAGAGACCAGAGTAAACAATGGAATGCCGGCCCCTGGATCGGGTAGTTTCCGAGCTGAAACGGAGTTAAAACCCCTTCTACCCGGAACCCTGTGAGCATATCGAAGTACCCTTTTCTGTTGTAGGCCTCGATATGCTTATCCCGCCATTTCTTGAATCCAGGGAACATATCGGTCCAGAAACCCTCTATGACCTTGATGATGTGCTTCTCAAAAGCATCATAACTCTTGATGCCTTTTTCCTTCAGGTGTTGTTGCACGGTCTTGTCCGGATCATTTGGCATGCGCAAAGGCATCTCAACCATCTGCCCCCACAGCCCTCTTGCAGTATTCTCCGGTTGCTGCAGGTAAAACTGCGGGAACACATAGGCATTCTTCCCTGTCTGCCGTATCTCTCCACCGTACCTACCGGCTTTTTTAGTGCATAGCTCTTGAGGTAGCAGGAAGGCCATAGAAGCGCAGTCCCGGTGCATATCGTCCCCCTGCTCAATGTACCGGATCATATTCTTGTCCTGATGGTTGCAGGCACTTATCCTGACTTCAATGCCGCCATAATCCCTGCCTACCAGCCGGTGGCCTGGGCGAGGGAGGAAGGCTCTCCTAACCAGCTTCCTGTCCTGTTCGTGGCGGTTGGGTTGGTTCTGAAAGTTCGGATCTGAGCTTGAACCGCGGTAGCTCCTGGCTCCACCGCCTTTGTCATCATCATAGCTGTTCAGGTGGAAGAAAGGGTGGATATATCCGTCTGCCTCGCTCTCCTGCAGTAGGTTCTTGAGGTAGGTGTTACCCATCTTTTGCACGTTCCTGATCCGCAACAGCAGCCTGACATCATCCCTACCCAAGGATTCAAGGGCTGTATTATCCACTGAGGCCAGCTGCTGTCCCTTTTTACCGCCCCTTGTTTTCCTGCTGGTTTGCAGGCCCATATCGGTATAGAGTATTTGTCTTAGTTGGTGATCACTGCCGAAGTTGGTTGAGTTCCGGTACCGCTGCTTGAAAGCTATTCCAAGATCGGTCTTTTCCAGCTGAGCTGTGAGAGCCTTTTCCTGCCTTGCAAGGTTGGCTATCATCTTTTCGCAGTAATCCCGGTCACACCTTATGCCGTTGAATTCGGCCTCAGCCAAGGCTAGGGAGCCCTCATGGAAGAGTTCGTATGCCTCTTTCGTGGTTGCGGTGATCTTAATCGACATACCCGAACTCCTTCCTCTGCTCCATAGCTATAGCGAATTCATATGCACTATCAAGACCG